AAGCATATAAGTATTTAATCAACCAAGTATAATTTATACAAAAAGAACGGGTCCATTTCTGGACCCGCTCTGGTTAATAGTGTAATACTAATAGATCTTAGAAGTATACAGCACTTGATCCTGGAGTAAACTCAGCACCAAGGTTCTGTACAATAATGACGTGATAGTAAAGGTTAGCACCAAAGATATTGTCAACAACACCGTAACGGGTAAGAAGTCCTACGCGTGGTGCGAAGTCGTTCGGTCCGATTGTGCGCTGAACCATAACTGGGATGTATGGGCAATAGATAATACCTGTGTCATAGAACTCAGGTCCCTTATATCCAAGAAGTGCGTACTCAACGTTGGAAGTACCTCCACCGTATACGGTAGGTGAGTAGTTTCCAGACTGAACTTCAGTACGTGTATCACGGTAAACGTTGAAACGTCCACCAAGTGATCCAACCTTGGCAATACCAACAGGTTGTGTATTTACATCACCCTGTACAGGTACCCACTGGAATTCAGGGAGCATCTCAAGGATAGCACATACACGTGGAGTTGCAACAACGAAGTTAGCAGCACCACGACGGTTACGTACAGCAATACGGTTAGCTTCGATAATCAAGCGCTGGTAGAAGTCACGGTTACGCTCAACGAGCCAGCGACCATCAGCAGAAGCAGGGCTCCATACTGAGAAACCAGGTCCAAATCCTGCACCAAGTGCGGACTGGATCATGCGCATAAGCATCTCACGGTCAATCTCAGCTTGGATCTCGTAGCTCATGGCATTAGTGATCTCAGCGTCAATGTCGATTCCGTTCATGTTCTTAAGGTCCTGCTCAAGTTCAACTGACCAACGAGCGCCGAGGCGACGTGTACCAGCTTCAACAGCAGTCTTTTCGAACTTAACTTCAACCTGTGGAATGTTTCCGGTGATCTCGAAAGCAGAAAGGATCTGTGCGACACCTTTGTCCTGATCAGCGAAAGCCCAATATCCAGCATCTCCGGTAAGGTCAGCAGAGCTGGCACCAGTGAAGCGGGTATCAAGAAGCTGATATCCGAGTTCAGTCTGCGGAAGGCCAGCAGAACCGGAAAGACCTGGGGTCTTAGCAGCTTGTCCGCCTGCAGCAGCTTGGGTTTTTCCATCGATTCCAGTACCGAGGTACTCATTCTGGTAAGCATATCGCAAAGCGAATGCAAGACCAACTGGTCCACTCATAGGCTGAACACCAACGATTTCGTTAGTGATAAGCTCTGGGAATGTACGACGAATCATTGGGATAAGCACCTTAGGAAGGCGAGCATCGTTCGGGGCATATGTATCGGCTGAGCTGGAGCCACCTGCTACGTTAGGGTTGAATTGTACTCCACCCTGAGCAGATCCACCAAGAGCTCCACCACCAGTGGAGTTGTCCTCTTCGATACACCATTTCTCTTGGTTCTCCAAGAGTACCGCGGTATTAAGGCGGGTATGATCATCTTCAATAGCTTTAACGCTATCAGATGTATAGTCAAGGACTGGTGCCCACTTCTCCAAAAGAGTAGCAGCACGGTCCTGATCAATAAATGATTGTGGTTTGTTCATAATAATATATTTTTTGTTTTGTTTCGACCTTTCATGGGACTAAATCCCAAGTTACTCAGACACTATTCATGTCTCATTGTTCAGGGTGAAAAATTATTTCATCTTGTCCAGACCCGCAAGATACGGATTCTCTGGGGTAGAAGGTTTTACTTTCTCCTCAACGATTTTAGGAGCATCAGCTTTCACAGTGCGATTACTAATAGCCTCCTCACGGATAACTGCCATTTGCTCTTTTTCTTTTTTGTCAAAGAGACGTGCAGTATATTCGAAATTCTCTGTGATAAACTTAGCTGATTTATCACTCAATACTTTCTTAAGATAATTAGCTTTCTTATCGCTATAGCTTGAGACTTTCTGCTCAAGAACAAGCTTTGCGCTAGTCTTATTATAAGCTTCCTTAAGATGCTCATTTTCTTGCTTGATCTTATCGAACTCAGACTTGAGCTTATCAATTTGAGATTTACCATCTACAATAGCTTCCTTAACTGACTCACTCATAAGTGAAGAGTCAACAGCAAGTACTGAGCGAAGATTAGTAAGGACGGAGTATGCTGTCTTATTTTTAGTAGCTTCTTCAATAGCAGCTACAGGCATTGCTTCGTCGATATACTCTTCAATATAACTGGAAATAGACTCAACTAGCTGCTCTTTAAAATCAGATGCATCCTCGTTAAGTTCAGTTTCGTATTTTTTAATAACTTGAACCAACTTATTGGCATTATTCTTATCTACAGCTTCAACAACTGTCTGCATCTTAGAGGTATGGTCACTGTCAATTCGTGTGACCAGCTCTTCAAGCTTTTCAGCATAGAGTTCATCTTGGCTTGTAAGGGCTGCTTCAACAGAAAGCTCGACTTTCTCTTTAAGAGCCGTTTCAATGACGCTCACGCTTTCTTCGGTGAGGACATCTTGTAGTTCTTTTGGTAATAGGTCTTTATTCATAATTTAAAAGAGTGGTTTTTCTGCTGCTTGTTTTATTCTTGATTCAAGCTTATCGTTAACAGCCGATTGTAAATATTTATTCGCGGCAGCGTAGTTTTTATCAGAAATAGCATCGATAAACCTAACTATCTTGTTTTTGGTTGTATTTTTTTCGGCCATGTTGTTATTTATTAAAGTTTTTTTTAAAATCAAATTTTGTTAATGAATGACATAATCCTTTCAAGTAAGTACTTTTCTACTTCCTTCTTAGGAAGCTTACCCACAGCTCTTTCAAAGTTGTCGTAAATCTCTTCATATTTACCATCATCAGCTAGTACCCATTGCTTTGATTCTAGAATACCATTAACAAAAGCTTTAGGATACGAAGGATCAGCTACACAATCAATAGCAACCAGATTCATGTTTTTGACTGTATTATGCTCTCTACCCTCTTCTAGAGTACCAAGTGCACGAGATGACATACCAACCTTAACACCATCATTTACTAATGCACGGACTATTTTACCGCATGGTGTTGATAATACTTTAGATTTTCCGTAAAAGACATTACCATCCTGAGTCATTTCTGTTACCATATGACATGCTCGCTCAAGATCAACATCTGCTGTTGATGGATGGTTTAGCTCTCCCATTGCACGTCCTGGTTTAACCATCTCTTCATTGTAACGAGCAACTTCACGCTCAAGCTCATGCAACGGATATAGTCTTTTATTCTTATTAACTCCTTCTGCCATCATATAAGGTCCTTTAATAAAAAGGTTTGATGGAGAATCTTTATTAGTTTCCTCTTCAATGATCTCAAATTGATCATTAAGATCAGGATTTTCACATACTAGATTAAGTTTAAGTGACATACTATTATTTATGCCCGAAAGCTACGAAAGCTCTTTTTCTGTTAAGATTAACCACTTATAACCTCTACCCTTGCAGTATTTTCTTGCGGCTTTCCATTTTGCTTGATTTCTAACAAATTGAACTTGCTCATAGATAATATGTTTTTTTTGTTTATATTTTGTAGTTGGTTTTAAAGTTTGTTTATATGGCTTTATTTCTACAAGATATTTAGTAATAGCATTACCTTCTTTAATAACAACATAATTATCTACATGATATCTATGATTGCGTTTTGTTAAAGGGTTATAATAAGGTATAACAACATTCTCACTACCCCATCTAACTACTTTAGGGTTATTGTCGCAAAAACGAAAAAATTTTAATTCTAAACCAGATCTATATATAGCACGTTCACCGATAAATTTATCGATATTTTTAGGTACAAATATACCTTGTCTATATCTAGAATTTTTCTTCATTATCCAACAATGAATAGAGCTGGGTCTGTATCTCCCAATCCCGGTGAAGCTCCTTCCAATAGTTTTGTTTCAAGCTCTGCTTTCTTTTGAGTACCTTCGTTAAGTAAATCATAATTAAGAGCACCACCACCGAGTAGGTTAACACTACCAAACTTACCTCTTACCCTACCGACAGTTATCATTGATAGAGCTAGTGCATATTCATAGACCCACTGCTCTTTAATAACATCTCGTATAGGTCGTTCAATATAACAAGAGACAACCCCGTAAAATCTTTCTGTTATTGGTTGTGGATACATTTTTAAGTACTGTGTACGTGGATCAAACTGTAGATCTTTTCTCAAAGCTAGCACTTTTTCACGTGTATCAATCCATTCTTTCATTGTATACCAGGAAACAAGATCAAAACCATAGTTACCCATTGCATATGAGAAATAGGTTTGTTGTGCTAATGTTTGTTCAAGGGTAAATAAAGTGTTAATACCAGTATTTGAACCTTCTTCGAAATCTGTAACCTCAATAACCTTCCTATAATCCATTACGTCATAGTCGAAAACGTTTTGATATTGAGTTATATCTGCAGCTGAACCTTCTTGTGTTAATGTTTTTCTTTTAGTAGGTTTAAAAGCAGAGAGATTATCAAGTGAGTTATCGATTGCAGTAATATTTGCTACTAGTGAATAATCAAATAGCTCACCAGGCTCGATACCATCTTTAAATGTAGCGCTTAATGAGCTCTGCGCAGAGAATACAGAAGAAAGTACATCGGTTTGTGCTACGTACGTAATATCAGGAGTTTCACCATAAAATTCTGAACTTGGTCCTAATGGATTGGTACCTGCAACTTGTTTAGCTGCAGTATCCATATCAGTATTAGCTAGCGTGTAAAGCATATCAAGTCGAATGCCTTTATTTGTTTCATATAGATTTGAGTCAAAAATCATATACTCGCGTGTATACCCTGCATACTTTGTAAAATATTCAACTGCTATTTGAATATTCTCTCTAAGTTGATCAGAGTGGATCTCAACAGATACAAGTGGGTATCCTAGTGATCTTTTAATCCTATCACCTAGTCTATCATACGTATCAATCTTATTATTAAGATTTGTTGATAAGAATGCCGATAAAGGTGAAATAACACATGCGGAAGCCATGTAATTATTTATGC